ATGTATATCGTGAATCATCTAAAGTTTTTGCATATCAGCCAGGAAAATCTTTACATATCCTTCAATCATTTTGTATGGCTCCAGCACAAACAGGACTTAGACAAAGAATAGGTTATTTCGGTTCACAAAATGGAATATATCTGGAACAAACAAACGATACAATCAATTTTGTTATCAGATCCAATTCAACAGGGACCATAGTTGAAGAAAGAGTATCACAAGATTCTTGGAATATAGACAAACTAGATGGAACTGGACCTTCACTTATTACATTAGATTTGACCAAGACACAAATCTTCTGGTGTGATATAGAATGGTTAGGTGTAGGTACAGTAAGATGCGGATTTGTTATCAATGGTCAATATATTCATTGTCATTCTTTCCATCATGCAAATCTAATTGATAGAGCATATATGAGCACAGCATGTTTGCCTGTTCGGTCTGAAATCGAAAATATCAATTCTATGGCAAATAATGCTACAATGAATGTGATATGTATGTCTGTAGTATCTGAGGGTGGTTACGATGTCAGAGGAAGAAATAGAACAGCAGGACAATTACCTAATACATCATATACATTGACAACTGCTGGTGTATTCTATCCTGTAGTAAGTATTAGATTGAAATCAGAAACACCAGATGCTATAGTCGTACCTAAGAGTGTTGCCCTTTTGGGTCTAGGTGGCAATGGTACACGATTGGCATATAAGCTGATAGAGAATGCTACTGTAGGCAATGGCACTTGGACATCAGCAGGAACAGACTCAGCAATTCAATATAACTTGACTGCAAATAGTATCAGTGGTGGAACAGATTTAGATCAAGGATATATCTATGTGTCACAGCAAAGTTCATTCTCACTGACTATGCAAGATGATATCTTTAGACTACAATTAGGAAGAAATAGCTTTTCTAATACCAATACAACATTTACTTTGGCTGTAGCAGGAGCAGGAGCAGCAGATACTTGTATTGGTGCTATAAATTGGATGGAAATAACCTAAAATCGGAGACTACATCATGACAACATTGAAAGTATATAAGACTCATCCAGACATCAAACTTCCCACATTTGCAACACAACAGTCGGCTTGTTTCGATCTGTCATTTAATAGTGCAGGAAAACAAGGTTATGAAGGATATAATGGATTTAACAAAAAGATTCTGAGACCATTCAAAGACGGTAATCTGTACATCCATCCTAAAGATCGTATCATGGTTCCTACGGGTATCATTCTAGACATTCCAGAAGGATATTCGGTTCGTCTGCATCCTCGTTCTGGTCTATCCCTCAAGTCGGGTATTGTTCTGGCCAATGCAGAAGGTGTAATTGATTCAGATTATATTCAAGAGGTTTTTGTTCTTCTATATAATATGTCTGAGAATGGAATGATGATCAATAATGGAGATAGAGTTTGTCAAGCAGAATTAGTGAAGGATGAAAAATATGTCATTGAAGAAACAACAACACAACCAACCACCAAAACGGACAGACAGGGGGGGTTCGGATCAACAGGCGTCCAAGCAACAGAAGCTCCAGTCAAAAGAAGACCAGGACGACCCAAAACAAAAAAAGATCCATTACCTAACACGAGTACAGAAACTTAAAGTATCTGGACCAACACTTATCGAAGTCGAAGGTGGAGTCGTGGTATACGTGGATAGTTCAAACTGTGTCACGATTCAAGGCCACAAAAACGTAAAGATCAATGCACCAGAAGATCTTTCAATTAATGCCAAAACCATCAATGTCGAGGCCAAGGAACATATGGTTCTCAAGTCTGCACGTATTGATCTAAATCCCGAGGAATAAATGCCATTCAAAGCTCATAGAGACACTGATTCAAGAAGTTGTGGTGCCAAGACAATCGTAACTAACCAATCAACGGTTTTTGTCAACAATCTCTTATGGGCAGTGAAAGGGGATAAAAACACTGATGGTAATGGTGGACTGAAACCAACCACAGGACAGACTGTTTTTATCGAAGGAAAGAATGTTATAGTTCACGGTCCTGATGATGCAGAACAAGATAATAAGTGTCCAATCCTGGGTGGTAAACATTGCAATCCCCAGACAGATCAAGGAAGCTCCGACACTTTTATCTATTGACATCTCAGATTTTCTGTGATATAAATACAGATGCTAGGGTATAACGGGTTTTGCGTAACCTAGCATCTGTTCCTGCTCATTTAGAGAGGAACAAAAATCTTAACTTGCTCAAAAGGAGTTAACACATGACAAACTATAATACACTAACAGATCCATTTGGTTTTTCTAGACTCACAAAAGATACCGTTGGATTCGATGAAATTTTCAAACGTCTGGCATCATTCTCAGACAATCTTCCCAAACTTTCCACATATCCCCCATATAACATCAAGAAGACCGGAGACAACACTTATGTGATCGAGGTTGCTGTAGCTGGATTTGGGAAACAGGATATCGAGTTGATCCTGGAAGATGGTGTTCTCACAATTAAGGGACAAGTCTCAGGTGAAGATCCACATGAGTACCTATTCAAAGGTATTGCCAATCGTGCCTTCACTCGGACCTTTACATTAGCAGATACCGTCAAAGTTCAAAATGCTGAACTAATTAATGGTATGCTCAAGGTTCTGCTCGAAAGGTTCATCCCCGAAGATAAGAAGCCACAGAAGATCGAAATCAAGACTTAAATCCATTATCATAACAAATAAACAGAAGGATGGCTTTTTTGGCCGTCCTTCATTCATTTTTTAATAAGGACATACTCAAATGCTTTCATGGACAGAACGAATAGAACTTTTCTTTACACCACTTTATAGACCTAAGAATAAACAGAAAAAAATTGGATATTTCAAAAAGCTTCAAATGCATCGTTTAGCAGAAGCCGAAAGACTCATCAAAGACCGAATGAACTATCCTGGCTCATGGAAGTTCAAATAACTGATGTATATATACTTACATCAATGAAAATGTGGAGGTTATTATGCCAACAGTAAACGTAGATACTGAGCTTCAAAAATTCTTACATGACACCAAACTATACGATGGTCCTATCGACGGTAAAATTACCAAAGACGTGTATGATGCGATTGATGCTCTTCTGGATACCTATAAGATCGAGGATGCAGGATGGAAACCCCAACGTCGTTATACTGCAGCCAAACAGATCCTTTTTTCAGCCAATAAAATCCAGACTGGAACTGTTGATGGCCTAGATGGACCACAAACTAGACATGCACAAGATGTTTTTGAAGCTAAGCTGGTTCCTACATGGCGAGATAAAGCAGAAGCACTAGAGCCACCTAAGACTGCTGAGAAGAAGATCAAAGAAGTACATTTCGATTGGCCACTACAAAAGGACTGTATGAGTTTCTATGGTAAGGTGGGCACTAATCAAGTAGATTGTGAACTCCCTTTTGAAATGGTATTAGCCTGGGAACCAAAGACCAAGCTTCGTAAGTATAGCTGTCATCGTTTGGTCAAAGATTCGATGGAACGTGTTTGGAACCGTACATTCGACTTCTATGGCTATGAAAAGATTAAAGAGTTGAGACTACATTACTTTGGTGGCTGTCTCAATGTTCGTAAGATGCGTGGTGGGTCATCTTGGAGTCAACATTCGTGGGGTATAGCTATTGATATTGATCCTGATCGTAATGATTTGCATACTTCATGGAAAAATTCACAAATGTCTAAACCAGAGTATAAGAAGTTTGTGCAGTTTTGGTATGATGAAGGTGCAATCAATTTAGGTATTGAGGCAGATTTCGATCCGATGCACTACCAGTTTTCTAGATTGCGGTGAAATTATTCCTAATAACTTTTGGTATAGCTATTGCAATAATGTTTCTGTTAGCATTACTGCAAATGATAGATGGAGATGACGAATGAGTGGATGGGTTGGTGTTGATCTAGACGGTACTCTTGCAAAATATGAAGGTTGGAAAGGGATTCATCATATTGGTGATCCCGTCCCAGCTATGTTGAAACGAGTCAGGGAATGGGTTCAGGGTGGACAGGAGGTTAAAATCTTTACTGCTCGTGTCTCTATCCCTGATCCCGAAAAATCCGAAGTCATTACTCACATTCATGATTGGTGTATCAAGCATGGTCTGCCGAAACTTGAAGTAACATGTCAAAAAGATTTCGGTATGATTACACTATATGATGACCGTTGTATTCAAGTCGAGATGAATACAGGAAGGCTGATTGAACCATGAAATTGAGAATCGAGAAACCTGTAACTGTTATCACGCCATCAATAGGAAAGGTACAACTAAGACAAGCCTGCCAGAGTGTAGCTAACCAAACATATAAGAATATCAAGCATCTTATTGTCATCGATGGTCCTGAGTACTGGCATCAAGGATTGTATGATAAGATTTGTATTGATATAGAAAAAAGCAATCTTCAAATCACAGTAACTCCCGAAAACACAGGTAAAGGTAAGTTTTATGGACATCGAATATATGCAGCATACCCTCATCTGGTTGAAAGTGACTATATTGCATTTCTGGACGAAGATAACTGGTGGGATGAAAACCATATTCAGTCACTTGTCGATAAAGTAGAAGATAACAACCTGGATTGGGCATACTCACTCAGAGATGTTTATATCGGTGATGAATTCCTGGACCATGATTGTTGTGAAAGCACAGGAAAGTACCCAATCTGGTTCTCTCTTGATAATGAAAAGGTTGGACTGGTTGATACTTCTTCTTATTTCTTCCGTCGTGATTTCCTCATTAATGTCTCTCATCTCTGGCATTCGGGTTGGGGTGGAGATAGGAGGTTCTTCAAGATTCTGACCGAAGAGTTCAAACACACCAACTTCGATACAACTGGACTACATACTCTCAACTACCGACTACCAGACATGAAGAAAGCTTATGGTGGTGATCTAGATTTCTTCAAACGTGGAAATGACTTTGTGAAGCAATATTATGGAGGCGAATACCCATGGAAACAAAAGACCTGATCATAGGTTGTGCTGCAGGATACACCTGGGACAACATCAAATACTGGGCCAACTCAATCAAAAAATCTGGATTTACTGGTGATGTGGTTGTCGTAGGAACAGACCTAAGTAAAGAAACTATTGACAAAATCACCGAATCTGGTATAGAATTGGGTCTGTATGGCGAGCAACAACAGGATGGTTCGATTACGGCTCATAAGAATGGTGTTCCTCATGTCGAACGATTCTTCTATATGTGGGGTGCTCTCAATCAAACCAAAACAGATTATCGATATATCATCACAACAGATACTCGTGATGTAATCTTCCAAAGAAACCCATCTAACTGGCTCGATTCATATCTCACTCTACATTCGATGGTATGTTCGTCCGAAGGAATGCGATATAAGAACGAACCATGGGGAAATCAAAACCTATATCAAACATTTGGTCCTTATTTTCACAACATGATCAAAGAGGAGATGATCTATAACGTAGGAACGATTGCTGGTGAAGCTGCCTTGATGAAGAGTCTTTTCCTGCTCCTATTCCAGCTATCAATCAATCGTCCCATTCCAGTTGTCGATCAGGCTGTATTCAACTTCCTGACCAGCATCTATCCTTTCAAGAATAACACCTACTTTGCTTCTAATTCGGATTCTTGGGCCATTCAGCTTGGTACCACAATCGAAGCCGTCAAAGCTGGTTCGGGTGATATTGGTAAGGAAATAGCTGCCAATCCATCCAAACTGATCGAGTATCAATTGAAGTACGAAGATGTTCAGCCTGTCATTCAGAACGGGTGTGTCAAGACGAAATCTGGCGAACTATATACCCTGGTACATCAATGGGACCGTATTCCAGACCTAAAAACAAAGATTGAGGAACTATATGCTTGATCCTGAAAACTTCAATATTCAACAGAAAAAAGAGATGGGGATTTGGCCACCTAGTGATATCGTATCTCATGGCGTCTTCCCCTATATCAAAAGACTCAAAGAAGAAAACCTGCGAGTTCTAGATGTTGGTGTGATGAAAGGTGAGAATGCCTATCATATGCTTTCACTAGATACAGGCAATAAGATCAAAAAGGTATATGGTGTTATCTCATATGCCAAAGGAGATCCAAATGACTATGAATCGATTCTCAAAAAGAACATGGAAGGAGAAAGTCGATTTAGTTTAGAATATACGAATCAGCACTGTAATGTTGTGTGTATCAATGCTCATTCAGATCTGTATAATAACATGATCAAATATTACAAAGTGTTGAAACATAACGGTATCTTTTGCGGAAATGAACACCATCTGACTCATGTGAAAGAAGCTTTAGGTAAATTCCGACGTGATGAAAAGATTGGTACGCCTATCATGGTCTCTAATGGATGTTGGATGTGGTATAAAAGGTGAGGTGAAATATGACAGATCGTAAGACAGCACTTGTTCTTGGTGCAGGCGGATTTATTGGAAACCATATGGTGAATCGACTCAAGGATGAAGGGTATTGGGTCCGAGGGGTCGATATCAAAAAGCCAGAATATGCAGACAGTAACGCAGATCATTTCATTATTCGTGATCTAAGGGACCGTCGTGATGTTCAAGAGTTGATCGGATATGCTGGTTCGTGCAGAAATCCTTATCAGATCTTTGCTACATTTCTGGACGAACCATTTGACGAAATTTACCAGTTTGCTGCCGATATGGGTGGTGCTGGGTATGTCTTTACTGGCGACAACGATGCAGACATTATGCACAACTCAGCTACCATCAACCTCAATGTTTTGGATGCTGTAGCTGAACACAATGCCTATCATAAGAAGAACAAGACCAAGATTTTTTATTCTTCGTCTGCTTGCATCTATCCCGAAGAGAATCAGATGGATGCCAATAAACCAAACTGTGAGGAATCGTCAGCATATCCAGCAAATCCTGATTCTGAATACGGTTGGGAGAAGTTGTTTAGTGAACGTCTATATATGTCCTATAATCGCAACTATGACATTCCTGTTCGTATTGCTCGGTATCATAACATTTACGGACCACTAGGAACATGGCAAGGCGGTAAAGAGAAAGCACCAGCAGCCATTTGTCGTAAGGTTATTAACTCCAGGAAGGAAATCGAAATCTGGGGTGACGGTGAACAAACCAGATCCTTCCTCTATATTGATGATTGTATTGATGCCACACGACTTCTGATGCAATCGACGTTCATGGGTCCAGTCAATATCGGATCAGAAGAACAGGTAACAATCAATGGTCTGGTTGATATTGCCTGTACCTTTGAGAATAAGTTCCTAGAGAAGAGGCATATCACTGGTCCTCAAGGTGTTCGTGGTCGTAATTCTGATAATCGTCTCATTGAGTCTAAGCTAGGATGGAAGCCCAAGTTTACTCTAGAGGATGGATTAGGAAAAACTTATTTCTGGATCAAGCAACAAATGGATAAGTCATGTCTGTATTGAGATTAGGGTTTACTGATACGTTTGGTGCTATTGAAAACTTTTTTACCAAGATCCTAGCAGAGAAATACGAAGTAGTCAGGGACGATCAAAATCCCGACTACCTCATCTTTGGTGATAAGAACTTTGGTAATAATAACACCAACTATGATAATCGGAATTGTATCAAGATCTTCTATACTGGCGAGAATGAACGTCCATGGAATTATAGGTGTCATTATTCCATCTCATTTGATCATGATACTTTTGATGGTCGCAATTACAGATTACCTCTCTATGTAATCTATGACTATGACAACCACTTTAGAAACGTAACGAATACCAGTACCAACTATAGAAGTCCTTTTGATCTGTTGGAAGTTGAAAAGAAAGGATTCTGTTCGTTTGTCGTCAAGAATGGTGGGTGTCAGAAACGTAATGATTGGTTCCATAAACTCAACACACACAAAGGAGTAGCATCTGGTGGCCCTCTTTACAATAATATTGGTTATGTTTTGCCTAGAGGTGATGAATCGGTCTCAGCCAAACTAAACTTCCTAAACTCATATAAATTCAATCTT